TATCAAAATCAATTGTTATTAGAACAACAACACGCACACAATAGTAATTTACTAGAAGCGGTTAAAGACGGCAAACTTGGAAATACAACTAACCACAATACAAATTGTAATAACAAATTTAATCTCAATGTGTTTTTGAATGAAACTTGCAAGGACGCAATTACGATGGAAGATTTTATCAATTCGTTTGAAGTTACTCGTGAAGACTTCCTTCATACAGGACGGGTAGGGTTTGTGGAAGGCATTTCTACGGTTATGACACACCGTTTCCGTGATATGGATATGCACACGAGACCCCTTCATTGTACGGACTTGAAACGTGAAACCATATATATCAAGAATGCAGACAAATGGGAAAAGGACGATGCTGATAAAACGCATATGCGGAAAGCAGTCAGAGGTGTTGCCAAGAAGAACATGAAAGAGTTGTGGAAATGGTTTCAAGATAGCAAACCAGAGGTGGAACAGATCGGAACCCAGGAATGTGAGAACTATTTTCAGTATCACAAGGCTGCATTGGGTGGATATGGCAAGGAAGAAGACTTGAAATTTGAAGAGAAAATCATTAAGAATGTTCTCAAAGAGGTACACGTAGATAAAAATGCATTGACCATATCATAATTGGAACGTAATTGTTTTATAAAACAATATAAAGGGTGCATCGTATATTAGAGTGTGAGGGGGTGTAGATAATGTATATAGTGTAAATAGCAGAAAACCGAAACTCAGAAAAATATAAAATTATGGTGCATTAGCAATCATAGCTCAGTGGTTAGAGCACCGGTCTTATGAGCCGGGGGTCTTCAGTTCAAATCTGAATTTTTGCATTCCGCCCATATAATATATTATTCTGAGATCGGTATAAAGGTATAATGGAATAATACCTTGGTGGGGGTAGGTTAAAATGCACGGATGGCCGAGTGGTCTAAGGCGGTGGACTTAAGACCCACTATCAATGATGCGAGGGTTCGACTCCCTCTCCGTGCACAAAGGTTTTGAATATGGTTTCCCTTAAAAAAATTCATGGCACCGACGGACAAATTGCTCTTATAGTGTAGTGGTTATCACTCCAGACTTTGAATCTGGCATCCTGAGTTCAAATCTCAGTAAGAGCTTAACCTAAATTATATAAGTGTAGTAAGTCTCAATTTATTACCCGGTTAACTCAGTCGGTAGAGTGTATGCCTTTTAAGCATATGGCCAAGGGTTCGAGCCCCTTACCGGGTATATCGGAATGAGTTTGCCGAAAAAGTTACTCACTGCTTCTGTAGCTCAGTTGGTAGAGCGTAAGACTGTTAATCTTAATGTCCACGGTTCAATCCCGTGCAGAAGCGAATTTTTATATACACATAATAATTGAAATACTTATTATGTGCATTATTTGATAATAGGTTCATATTTCCAAACATATCCCTTTGCTGTTTTTGCCTTTCCAGTACAAGAATGATTTATGTTTGCTCTTGTTGTACCTATGTATTCTGCTGCTTCTTTGCAACTATCAAATGAATTTAATCGATTTCCTTCAATATCAAACTGTATTATTTTATTTTTTCTTCTTGATAGACTAATTTTATTTATTGTTTCTTGACTTAATCTGCGCCCTTTTAAACATTCACTTATTTTTTTCTTATGTATTTCACTGTGTGGTTTTCCTAAGTGAGAACTTGGAGGAGTAAGACCATTTTCATATCTCATTTTTAAAGTATCAGATATTCTCTGTTTTGTTTCTGAGTGATGTGTGCCTGAATTGCCTCCACGTCTTAAATTGTATCCATTTGGCGCCAAACAATTATATTTTTCAATGTATTGAATTTCCATATCATTTAATTGATTATCAAATGTTATACATACTAACTGGAATTCAAAATTGTCAACGCCGTATTTATTAATCGCAGATTTTAGATATCTACAATTGCTCCCAATTTTCAAATGGTCTTTCCACCTGGTTTCTAGTTCTCTTACAGTTTGTCCAACATATGTTTTGTTGTCTATTTTATTCGTTATTGTATAGATATACCCCATCCTATATACTTACAAGAGAAATTACTTTATATAATTTTACGAATTAATATTATATAAATTGCCTAAATATTGTCTACCTCTTCTTTTTCTTTTTGTAGCTTTTCCTTCTTTTTCAAATATGCACGTCTCGCATATTCTTTCTTTTTCTCGGGCGATGGTACATACGTGCTTTTGTAATTCGTTCGTTGCTGATATTCTTTCACCCTTTGTTTATGTTCCTCTTTATTATTTTCATAATATACCTTATTTTTCAACAAATATGTATTGAGTTGTGCTTTTAGCCTAGCATTCTCTTCTTCTAGTTCCTGTATTCTTGCTTGATTGTCCATTGATATACATAACGTAACAAAATATTTATATTATTTTACATAATAACAAGTCCAAACAAACAAAATCTATTGATATAATAAAAGACATACAATGAAGTTATCTCGTTCGCACATAATAGTGTATATGTTGACAATGATTGCCGTATTAATGTTAATTTTAGCACTATTGAACTGTTCAACCGAAAAATCACGCAATCCGCTAACCGAAGGATTAGATGAAATCAAACCAGCAATTGGTGTACAACCAAAAAAAGAATCAGATATTCTACCCAAGTCGTATATAGTAGAACTCACACAAACAAAAAATACAACTATGCCAGCATTGCCGACATTAGCAGCGTCACAACCCGATGTATTTAACCCAGAGACAGCATATTATATCAACACCGTTTCCGCCAATAATCCAACCGCAGAAAACAAACGCGCAATATTCAAGGTAGATACGCCGGGGCCAATCGTATTGCATATGGAAACGGCGAAGGCAGAGAGTTTCATAGCCATCGCACCACAAGAAGGAGGAAAGTTCCCTCCAAAATTCACATTCACACTCACGAATAACATAGAAGCAAATAAATTAAATATGGATTTATGGGGCACATCTCCATCACTCACAAATGTTCCATCAAATAGCATAGTTGGGTCAGACAACTATGCGGGTTACCCTTATCCCAAGGAAGTCTTTCAAACAAAGGATAAAAATGGAAAACTGGTAGATGGATTGTTGGTGGGTGGTCTGAATATAGGAAACAATGCATTAAATATAATAGGCGTGGGGCGGTTATTTGATAGAAATTTTACCGATATTGGAGAAGTACAAAACCTAAGCGATAAGATTACTATTGACTGCACCGAATCAAAGGGGCTCACCGGTATCCTTATTTACTTGGGAAAGGCGACACCAAGTAAATCGGTCTAGATCGTTATTTACACGATTTTACATTGTAAATAACTGGTATAATTGCAATATGTGGACTTATATGACCGCCTGTGCACTAAGCGGCGGTTCGTGTCGCGCAAACAGTCCAACATCATATAGGTTGAACCAATAAGCACAACACGGAATAACAAAAAATAATACTAATCCCGAACCCAATCCGATAAAAACTACCTCAGTGACTGATAGCATATAATTGTATATCATAGCACCACGTATTTATATTGTATTCAAATACTGTGAAAACCACACATTAGCCATTAGACAACAATAAAATTGATATATTATCATAGTGTAATACATCAAACAAACAATAACAAATGACAACAACGTGTTTAGACATAAATGCCTGCCCAAACGAGAAAATGTATAATGTAATATGTAATTTCTCAATTGGATACAATGAATATGCTTGCAATAGCAAAACAACTTGTATGCGCGTAGATGGAAGATATGACTGTTGCGGAAAGAATATAGTAGAGTGCGTAGTAGATGCATCGTCATTGCGCGTACCAACAATTCAACCCAGCATAATAGTAAGTGAAACAAATTGTAATCATATTTGCAATTCTGAATATAAAATAGATAAATGTTATTGGTACGAAAGTCTACGATCAGATAATATGTGTGTTGAGAATAACAATGAGTATTGTTGTTCTCAGCATAGGTCAGATTGTTGCATAACCAATAAAACCAGTGCATACATTGCGTTTGGTTCAATAGCGGGTATAATGATCATATTCGCATATTATTGGTATTGTGTAAAGAGTTCCCGTAACAAAGTAATGCCCGCAAAAGATATCACCGTTGTAGAACCGCCAGATAGGTATAAAATGATTAACTTATAATCCCTTGCGATGGTCAACGACATAAGGATTAGATTGTAGCGAACTCATTATTTCGGGGTTGGTGCGATCCATTTGAATATTCGAGTAAAGGCTGCGTTCATTGCCGGCGACGCGTCCCATAGTATTGGCATCGGGCGATCTGTATGGCATATTTCCAGTTAACGGACGTGCATTCTTTAATTGGTCGTCTCGCGATTTTTGCCGCATGTTAATATCGGAATTTAGCAGCGACATATTGCCCTTTACCAAACGCCCATCAATTGTGCTCGACTTAACATCATTGTTTCGTTGATTGTACCCAGACTCGTATGATGTCATTTGTCTAGTTCCAGCGCCAGCCCCAGCATTACCCGAGTAATAGAAATCGCCCGTCTCCTGTCTGGTAGTGTGCGTAGCTTGTTGTTCAGTTACTTTGTATGCACCGCCATTTTGGTTTGCATTTACATTCAAATGAAACTTGGAGTTTTCGGTAGTTTCACGAGTGGTAGTGGGTAGTTTATCGGCAGGATTGAAAATATAAGACTGGGGAACCGTCGTGCCAGGATTTTGGTATGGGCGTAGAGTACCAATCACGTTTTGTTTCTTAGACGGACGAAGAATATCGAGAAGAGGAGCCACGGCAGCACCAATTCCACCGCTCACCATACCAAAGTAGCTGTCTTGTTTATTGGCGGAACGATTGTTCGGATATGCCAAATTGGATTTAATACCATAATCTGCATCAGTTGCATTGCTTCTGCCGTGTGCACTTGCGGCACCGAATTGCACTTGACCAAGTTGTTGGTTATGCGATGGCATATATTCTCCGGGCATATACGAAGCTCCGTTCTGATAACCGGCACCACCAGCATATTCAACTGCGGTTTCCGGGCGCGAAACGAAACGTTCTACTGGAACAGATCGCATAGTTTGGCCCTTTTCAATACCACCAGTCGTAAATAAACGTCCAATATCATTGTGATTGGGGTTAGTCATGCTGCGTTGGTCTAGTTCAAAACTTTGCTCAGGGCGGTGCTTCTCCATAACTCCCATTTGCTCGCGAGTAGCGATGGTTTTAATCGCACTATTTGCGGGACCTTCGTGTCCGAGCAGTGAACGACCAGACGATTTAGGATTGTTATCAACGCGTAGTTGATCAACCGTCTTTGGCAACCAAGCTTCACGTTGTGCCATACCAGAGTTGAAGCCACCAGCACCTTCTGTGGTGTAACCCAAGCCAAGGCCAGGCGCGACTTGCTCTTGTTTAAATGGGTTCACATTTGCCATTTTCATACTAGGATTAACACGTGATTGCATAAAGTCGGATTGGTTGGGCGCACCGTGAGCCCATTGTAAATTTTCATCAGGCGAGAACAATGGCGATTGTTCCTTTTTCGTAAATACCTGAGACCCCGTTCCGACATAATTGTCTAATATACTCTCGGCAGAATTCGGGTGTGCGTGACCATTTCTCAGTTTGCTGCCAAAGAAAGGGACCATATTATTGTGTTGAAAATAATCACCACTTACGCTTTCACCAGTAAGGGAATAATATGATACATCGCCAGCGCCGGCTTTATCGGCAGATTGGTTAAAGTATTTGTCCGTGTATACGCCTCCGCCGTTATCAAACCGATTAGTATTCTGCAATTCCGCAGATCGGTCAGTCTCGTTGGACGTATATGTTTGTTCATTTGGATAATTACGAGTGGGAAGATCCGTATTCGGTAAAAGATTACCCGACGAGAACCCTTCGCCTTCGGTTTCTTTCTTTTTGTTCTGATTATTGATTAAATATAAACTTGATAAAGCGAATAGTGGAACAACAACCTCCATTTATTTTATAATATATATTATTATATTTATTATATATTATTTGCATATAACAATAGGATTTGGATTAGTGTATTCTATTCATAGGATACGGCGTGCCTGGACAAGATTCTTCGGTACCACCAATGCACATTGATTTCCCGCCCAAATAATAATTTACGTGTTGGGTGCCATCAACAACCGGCATTCTTCTAACGAAGTTATCTTTCTCTAAATTGCGCGTATGCAGATTTTCCTGAAACCCTTTTTCTAAACCATGGTTTGGATTTAAGAATGGGGCCTCCCATCGTGTTTGTTCTAAATCCTTATACGTCCACGCAGGATGACTAGCGCGGGTTTCTTGCACAAAGGGTTCCGCTTTTTTATACGTAACTGACGAAGGCTCCTTTGCAAAATGCTTGTATTCGTTTAATTCCGAATTGTCGCGATTTAATCGTCTAGTCATACCCCGCAAATCGCTTTCTAAATTTACAGTGTCATTTCGGAGGTTTGCTCCCCAATGTTGTAAACGAATATGCGGGTCTTCTATGAATGGCAAATCCGTGCCTTGACCAGGAACATTCAGCATATATCTTCCTGTAAAACTGCTTTCGGCAATTTGTTTTTTAATTCGATTTGGGTCGTCGTGAAATCTAGTAAATGCCATATTAAGATTATATTGATTAGTTACAATATAGTTGGAAAAAAATAAAGTGAGATAACATATATAGAATTAGTGTAATATTTACATATACGCAGGTTCTCTCATATGACTAAAATATGTCTAAATATGATAGTAAAGAATGAAAGTAAGGTAATTGTGAGGTTGTTGACATCGGTAGTGCCACTGATTGATACATATTGCATTTGTGATACAGGCAGCACTGACGATACAATATCCATTATTAAAACCTTTTTTGATAATCACAGCATATCAGGCGTGATACATAACGAACCTTTTCGCGATTTTGGATATAACCGATCAGTTGCAATCAAACAGTGCTATGGAATACCGAACGCCGATTATATATTGCTAATGGATGCAGATATGGTGTTAGAATTTCCATCCAAGTTCTCCGTTACCGACTTTAAGGAGACGCTAATTGCAGATGCATATTATGTGTTCCAAGGTTCTCCCTCTTTCTTCTATAAGAATATCCGTATCCTAAAAAATGTGGAGAACCTCAGTTATTGGGGCGTCACGCACGAGTATGTAAATTTACCGAGCGGGAGCATTGAGACGGAAATTCCGAGAACAACGTTGTTTATAAATGACATTGGTGATGGCGGAGCCAAGACGGATAAGTACGTTCGCGATATCAGATTGTTGTCTCAGGGACTAATAGATAATCCGAACAATGACCGATATACATTTTATTTGGCGAATAGTTATCGTGATGCTGGACAATACCAAAATGCAATTGATACATATAAGAAACGAATTGAATTGGCTGGGTGGAAACAAGAAGTGTGGCATTCATACTATTCCATTGGTAATTGCTATAAGCAGTTGGATGATATGCCAAACGCAATCTTCTATTGGCTGGAAGGTTTTCATTATTATTCCGAGAGAATTGAGAACCTGTATGAAATTGTACAATATTACAGAAACAAGGGACATAATTTATTAGCATACAAGTTTTACGAGATGGCGGATAAACAACGTATTCAATATACAGCAACCGATCATTTATTTTATCAAAAAGACGTCTATGATTATAAACTAGACTATGAGTTCTCCATTATTGGTTATTATTGCAATATACCAAAAGAACAGATAGTTGCATCGTGTATAAAGGTCTTAAATTGCCCACAGGCAGGAGAACAAATACACAAGAGCGTATTAAGGAACTACAAATATTACGTTCAAGCAATCAAATATGCATCTATTTCTACTGATTATTCGGTACAATTAAACAACATTCATAATGAAACGCAATTAGGCGATGAGTTTGTAGGTTCCACGCCATCAATGTGTATGGATAACAATAAAGTGTATATAAACACCCGATATGTGGATTATCGTATACATCCAGATGGCACATACACAAACAATCCGAAGATTACAACTAAAAATCTCATTACAATATTTGATATTAGAGAACCTGGATGGAAAAAGACAGACGAATTCATACTGAAATACAACGAGGAGTATGACAACGTATATGTTGGGATAGAAGACATCAGATTAATTACACATGAAGGAACCCTTTATTTTAATGGAAATCGTCCACTATCGCCAGGTCATATAACAATAGAAACTGGCACAATAGATGTGTCAACCAAAATGACCAATTCAAAGTTAGCAATAAAACAAAATATTAACAAGATTGAGAAAAACTGGGTATTGTTCTCGGACAACGAGAAACTAAATGTTATCTATCAATGGTATCCGTTAACGATTGGAGAATTTACGAATAATTGCGACGCGGAAGACTGGCCAACTACCACATTCATTACTACGAAAACGATACAAATGCCCCACTTATTTAAGTGGGCGCGCGGTTCAACGAATGGCGTAGTCATAGGAGACGAGATTTGGTTTATAGTGCACATAGTAAGCGATGAAGCTCGTCGACATTATTATCACCTGTTTGTTATATTAGATAAGATTACATACAACGTGAAGAAGTATTCTAGCCCATTTTCATTTGAAAAAGAGAACATAGAATATACATTGGGGTTTGCATATATGGAGGAAGCAGCACAATTTTTATTAGGATACAGCACAAACGACAGCACAACAAAGTATATGGTCGTTCCCAGAAAAAATATAGATGAGCTATTTGTATAAACAAATCAAACCAAATTATCAAACTTCATCTATATTGGCGATGATTGCCGATTTGCAAGGACCAAAGCTCTTTCTATGCCATTGAGTAATGCCGTATTCCTGAAAAAATAAAGTGAGATAACTAATATAAAATTTAGCGTGTTATTTATATACAGAGGTTCTCGCATATGCCCAAAATATGTCTAAATATGATAGTGAAGAATGAAAGTCAGATCATTGTTCGCGTGTTAACAACATTACTACCGCTGATTGATACGTATTGTATTTGTGATGTAGGTAGCACTGACGATACAATCGCCATTATTAAAACCTTTTTTGACGATAACAATATATCAGGCGTTATACACAATGAACCCTTTCGTGATTTCGGATATAACCGGACGTTTGCATTAAAGAAGTGCTATGGAGTGCCGAACGCCGATTATATATTGCTAATGGACGCAAATATGGTGTTAGAAATACCAAGCAATTTATCCATCTTGGAATTTAAGGAATCGCTATGCGCAGAGGCATATTATGTGTTCCAAGGTTCACATTCTTTCTGTTATAAGAATATCCGTATCCTAAAAAATGTGGAGAACCTTAGTTATTTGGGGGTGACACACGAGTACGCGAACCTACCAAGCGGAAACATTACGTCAGAACTTCCAACCGCCTTGCTATTTATAACCGAAATTGGTGATGGCGGATATAATACGGATAAGTATGTTCGTGACATCAGACTGTTGACACAGGGGCTGGTTGATAATCCAGACAATGCCAGATATACATTTTATTTGGCAAATAGTTATCGTGATGCGGGACAATACAAAAATGCAATTGATATCTATAAGGAACGGATTGATTTGGCTGGATGGAACCAAGAAGTATGGTATTCATACTATTCCATCGGCAATTGCTATAAGCACTTGAATGATATGCCAAATGCACTCTTCTATTGGTTGGATGGTTTTCATTATTTCTCTGAGAGAATTGAGAACCTGTATGAAATTGTAAAATATTATAGAAACAATGGTGAAAATCTATTAGCATACAAGTTTTACGAGATGGCAGATAAACAACGAACGCAATATACGGCAACTGACCATTTGTTTTATCAAAAAGACGTGTATGATTATAAACTCGACTACGAGTTCTCCATTATTGGTTATTATTGTAATGTACCAAAAGAACAGGTCATCGCATCGTGCATAAAGGTTTTAAATTGTCCCTATGCAGGAGAAGAAATACACAACAGTGCGTTAAAGAACTATAAATATTACGATCAACCGCTGAAACACGCATCCATTTCTACTGATTTTTTGATACAATTAAACAATATTCACAATGAAACGCAAATCGGGGACGATTTTGTAAGTTCTACCCCCTCATTATGTATGGACAACAACACGGTTTACATAAACACACGATATGTGGATTATCGTTTAAATCCCGACGGCACAAACCAAAACAATGGATATATTACTACTAAAAATCTCATTACAATATTTGATATCAGAGAACCTGGATGGAAAAAAACAGACGAATTCTTGCTGAAATATAACGAGGAGTATGACAATTACTATCGCGGAATAGAAGACGTTCGGTTAATTATGCATGAAGGAAACCTCCATTTTAATGGAAATCGTGGTCTATTAAAAGGTAACATCACAATAGAAACAGGCACAATAGACGCGTCTCGTCAAATGGCCGTTTCAAAGTTGGCAATAAAACAAAACGTCAACGAAATTGAGAAAAACTGGGTATTATTCTCTGACAATTCGAAACTAAATGTTATCTATCAATGGTATCCGTTAACGATTGGCGAATATGTGAATAATGGCGATGAAGACGGTCCAACTACCACATTCATTACTACGAAAACGATACAAACCCCCCACTTGTTTAAACGGTTACGTGGTTCTACGAATGGAATTGTCATTGGACACGAGATATGGTTTGTAGCGCACATCGTATGTTTCGATGAACGTCGGTATTATTATCACATATTTGTTATACTAGACAAGAGTACATATAACTTGAAGAAGTATTCTAGCCCGTTTTCATTTGAAAAAGATATGGTAGAATATACATTGGGGTTTGCATATATGGAGAAAACCGAACAATTTTTACTAGGATACAGTACAAACGACAGCACAACAAAGTATATGGTCGTTCCCAGAAAAAATATAGATGAGCTATTTGTATAAACAAACCAAACCAAATTATCAAACTTCATCAATATTGGCGATGATTGCAGTTTTGCAAGGACCAAAGCTCTTTCTATGCCATTGAGTAATGCCATAATTCTGAATTCCGTCCATATGCGCTTTTGTTCCATAGCCCATATTTGTGTCCAGGCCATAACGTTCACATAGAACTGGATATTTTTCACACATCTCCAATACATAATTATCACGAGATGTTTTAGCGAGAATACTCGCCGCCGCAATCGCCATATATTTACCATCACCCTTTTCAACAGTAACGTGTGATAGTTGTTGCAAGGATTGTGTGTTTTCATCAAACGCAATGTAGGGCGTGAAATAGTTCCCATCAATAACAGCCATAAAATCGGAAAGTGATAGGTTAGTATTCATTTTTATAATGGTTTCTCGAATGCATTCGTGCATTCCCTGCATAACTGCCTTCAAAATATTTACATTATCAACTACATTCGCATCTAGGTAGGCGACGTGCCAAGCCAGGGCGTGATCTTTGATATATTCTGCTACCTCATTTAGCTTCTTTTTAGATGAAAATTTTTTACTGTCCTTGATATCTTTGCCAGAAAATGCAGACGGGTCTGTAGGCAATACGACACACGCAATATAAACCCGCCCAAATAGACAACCACGACCAGCCTCATCTATGGACAATTCACATAGATGAGGAGGATTATTGTAAAATCGTTCTAGGATTGGCGCCGCACTACGGCTACGCTTTTGTACAGTACCATCGGATTCCATTCTATTATGCAATGTCTAATGTAGATACAACGTCTTCAATTTTGCAGATTTGTCTATTTATTTTTCGTTCTATACTGTATAGAATATGAAAGGCATCAAACTCACGCCATTATTATTATTTGTATTACTATTAGTTGTTTTAGTAATATCCGTGACATTTGGAAAAATGGGTAGTATGGAAGGATTTGTTGCTTTCCAGAAAGAAAAGACACCATTAGATAAAGTATGGATACCGCAATATTCAAAGAATGAACAGGTTTACAAGTTAAATGATAATATGTTTTTTGACAGTCGTAATGGAAATTTGATAGAATTAGACGCAGAGGAATATTCTGAAATGATTAATATACCGGGTCTATTACCTGCAACGAACGTTGCGCCAGCAACCGATGCTACTCAACCATATGCAAAGGATACCGCAATGATTATAACTACCGCTGGTGTTGAAACCGCAGTAAGAACCGCAGCACCATTCATTAAGGAAATTGCAGACAAGAAGATGGGTTTATATATGATACCTGGCAGTGTTGGTGCGCCAATTGTAGCGGGAGCACCATCGGCTCCCGAAGTGGCAGCACCGGTAGTAGCTCCTTCTGTACCAGCACCAGGGCAAGTTGCTCCTTCTGTTCTAGTACCAGGACAAGTCGCTCCTTCTGTTCTAGTACCAGGACAAGTCGCTCCTTCTGTTCTAGTACCAGGACAAGTCGCTCCTTCTGTTTCAGTACCAGGACAAGTCGCTCCTTCTGCTCCCACCATATCAGCAGTACAATCTGTACTAGATGCGGCAAGAGCTGCTATTTCTTCTGCTCCTGTTGCTGCTCCCGTTGCTGCTCCCGTTGCTGCTCCCGTTGCTGCTCCCGTTGCTGCTCCTATTGCTGCGCCCGTTGCTGCTCCTGTTGCTGCGCCCGTTGCTGCTCCTGTTGCTGCGCCCGTTTCTGCTCCTGTTGCTGCGCCCGTTTCTGCTCCTGCTCCTGCTTCTGTCGCGGCGGCACCTACAACATCAGCAGTACAATCAGTATTAGATGCGGCGAAGGCTGCAACTACCCCTGATGCTCAATTACCGTCAGTCAGTTTCGATGCAAGCGAAGCTCTTACAAATATGGTGGACACAACTGGTATAACAATTACTCGTGTGATTATTAGTCCTCGCAACGGACAATCTAGCACGATATATGATATCAAACCGAATGATATTGCACCCCGTGATACAAACGAGAGTAAAAATACAAGTGTAAGCTCATCGTATAAATCGTGGAAATACGAATCTCAGTGTGAAAATACATCCAAAAAGATGGTCTTCTATATCCCCTGGAAGGAAAATACCTACATCATAATTGTGGATAAAACTGACAATAACCCGTATTCACTGTATATGTTCGGCGCAAACAACGACGTTGGACACAAGACGTTTTCAAAGCAAGACATTTCCGAGATATATTCCCAAACAATGTTAGACGAGAAAACAAACTCAGCAATAAATGAGCCGTTATATAAAAATCAGTCGGTGTATAAGATCAGCAAGAATGTGGCGTATGACATTCAGCGCGGAAATACTGTAATTTTACCATCCGGAACAGGTGACCAAGCCAATGTGTATAATAGAGACGGCGTCAAGATGGATTTAAGTGTAATCAAACCAGACGAAAAGGGAACTATTTCAAGTGTAAGTTTCAGTCCTTGGATTATAAAGGTAGGTGATAAAACTATCGGATTTTGTATGCCACATAAAGATAATACTGTCATATGCATTTTGAGCGACAATGGAATTCCCTCATTAATAAATGTGAAACGGTTCACTCCAACGGGCGTGGATGTAGAAGGAGTTCACATAGTGGCTGACAAATCCGTCACAGACGTAAGTGTAAGTAACGACTATATTTTGAAAACGCAAATAGTCCCCCCAGTTTGCCCATCTTGCCCCGCGTGCCCAGGTAATGTAACTTGCACGAACTGTGGCGGCCAAGGAGGTTCTGGTACGTTGGCATCTGACGGAAAGTCAGTAGTAGGCGACCAAGCACCTGAGAAGAATGGAAAACGTCAAGGAGGATTAGCAAGACAGGTAATATCAGGAACAACCGGCTTAGTGAGAGACGCAGCAACTGGTGCGGATGATTTAGTCCGCGATGCAGCATCTGGAACCGCGGGTCTAGCGAAGGATGCCGTTGGTGGAACAGTCGGTTTGGCGAGGGATGCCGTTGGTGGAACAGTTGGTTTGGCAAAGGATGTTGTCGGTGGAACAGTCGGTTTGGCAAAGGATACAGTGTCTGGTGCAACCGGACTATTGACTGGTGCAGTGTCCGGAGTTGCTGGATTATTTAAATCTAATCCAACACAAATTCAGAACAACCAGCCTCAATTCCAAAATAATGCGATGAACTCCAATATGCAGTCATCCTCTGGAAGAAGAGGTGGTTCGTACGGAGGTCAGACAATAGATAACACGACATATTATGGAGCATTGCCTGAAAAACCAAGTTCAAACTATATGCCAATAACTGCGGATTTCAGTGCATTCTCGCGTTAAACTAAGAAAACGAACAACATGATATAATATACATATTATTCGTTTGAATTAAAACTTAAACATATGGTGTAATAATAGTATAACAGGAAAGATGGAAGAAATATTAAAAACCATAGAATTAAATGCAATATTGGAACGAAAAGCGATTGCCGATGATATAAAAGCACAATTATCGGCATTTGGAAAAAGTACCGATAATGTGCAATGTAAAAAGGGTTTCTATATATATGGTTCGCCAGGTTGTGGGAAAACCAGTTTCGTAAGCGAATTATTAAAAGAATTGGATTATGATATAATTAAATACGATGCGGGCGATGTGCGTAATAAGAACTTAATTGATACAATTGCGAGTGATAATATGTCAAACCGCAATGTATTGTCAATGATGTCAAGAAAGGTGAAAAAGATTGCAATTGTAATGGACGAGATAGATGGAATGAATAATGGCGACAAGGGTGGAATAAATGCACTAATAAAATTAATACGACAGAAGAAAACAAAGAAGCAGCGGTTAGAAAGTACGACAAAGAACCCAATAATATGTATCGGAAATTATAGTGTGGATAAAAAGATCAAAGAGTTGATAAAGGTGTGTAACGTATATGAGTTAAAATCGGCAACAAATAACCAGGTTCAGTCAATATTAACCAAAATTCTTCCATCAATTACAACCCAGTCAAATGTCACAATGGAAACGTTATTAAATTATATACAATCTGATATGAGAAAATTGGGGTTTGTGTATGATATGTTCAAGTCTGGTTCAGAACTATTAACAACGGAAACCATCAAAACGATTTTTCATACAAAAACGTATAATGAGGATGCAAAAAAGATTACAAATACCTTAATACAATCGCCAACGCACATATCTAAGCACACCCTGATTATGAATGAAACCGAACGGACAATAGTCGCATTGCTGTGGCACGAAAACATTGTAGACACGTTTTCGCCATATGCAAAAAGTAAGACGTTGCCGGTATATCTACAATTATTGAATAATATGTGTTATGCAGATTACATAGACCGTATAACATTTCAGTATCAAATCTGGCAATTTAACGAGATGAGTTCATTGATAAAAACGTTCTATAATAACTACATATACCACAATGCATTTCCTGAAAATAGACAAAAATGTAAATTGGCTGAAATACGGTTTACAAAGATTTTAACAAAATATTCAACAGAATACAATAATATGGTATTTATCACAAATTTGTGTCAGGCATTAGATATGGACAAAGCCGATTTGGTATCAATGTTTCAAGAACTCAGACTGAATAATGGAGAAGATTTCTGTAATCAACCGACGAGAATAAATGAATATGAGGGAATATTTACAAATTACGGTTTAACCAAATTGGATGTAAAGCGAATGTATCGTTATATGGATAAAAATGTGAAAAAGGATTTAATAAATATAAGTGATGATATTAGTGACGACATGTCATTGTAATCCATATATAATCAATCATATAGGTGTAAATATTTGCACATTACAAATATTTACAAAATATTTACCGACTAAATGTCGGACATATCAACAATAATCTCAGGACTGGTTTTAGATACAGCCTCTTCCGCAGGTTCTTCTTCAACTACGGATAAACGAACATTTTCAGGCGCTTGTGCCGCACGAGAAGCAGTAGTAGCAATATATTGATTTAGGCGAGTGATTTCCTGTTTTAATGTGGATATCTCACTAACACTTGCAATTAGTCGTTCTTGCAATGACTGGTTTGCTGCAATGTACTCATTCAGTTGTGCATTAATTGCCGGGGTTTCAGTCTGCTGGTTATTTTCGACTGGATTTTTCTTAAATTCTATTAATTTTTGTTGTAATAATCCAATATATTTTGCATTTTGATTGTTTTTCTCTTCCAATGCTTGCATTTGTTCTTGTTGTTGTTTGATAATATTAACTACTTGCTCGCTGGTTAACCTCAACGGTTCTTGTCCGGGTCGTTGTAACATAATCGGCCCATTGGCTTTTTGTTCAGCAATGGCCTCTTCAAGCATTTGTTCACGTTTTGCTTCAATTTCTTTGATTTGTTTCAAAGCATCAGGTTTCATATGTGGTCTACCTGGTTCATAGTGTTCTAACAAACCATCAATGTCTTCCATAAAGAACTTTTTAATAGCCCCCTCGTTCGATTTTCGTATAAATGTATTCACAGTTTTAGGCGATTCTTTAAAAAATCGAGGATCTTGATTTTGGTCAAACATCTTACGTTTATCAAATGTGTTATGATCGTGAGAGAATACAAGAATGGTTTTCAACGGGTCAAGTTGAACGAACGGAATAGTGTAGTCTTTTAAAAATGCCCGCTCTTCGGCCAGTGCAGCGTGGTCTTCATATTTTGTATTCTTTAACATTTCGGTTCTAAATGCGAAAGTGCCAGCAGTTGCGTGGTTCTCATTATACGGACCACATTGTATCATTTTATTCATAGATTTAAAGTAAATGTAAATTTCACTGGATCCAGCACACAACGCTTCGGGTTTTCCTAGGAGACGTTCTACCGCGTGAGAAATTCGTTCAGGGGGGTAATAGTCATCATCATCCATATATACAATGATTGACCCACGAACGAACTGATGCATGTAGTTGCGTTTTGCTCCGAGTGTCATTTTTTCAGGAACTTCAAAGTACCGGATTTGAGGTATACCAGATGCGAGAACCAAATCTTTAATTTTATCGGTTCCATCATCTACAATGATCCATTCGATTAAGTGCATTGGATAATCTTGATTGGCAAAACATCTAAACATGTTATGTATGAATGGTCGACGGTTAAATGTTGGAGTGCATACGCTTACCATCGGCAACTTAGATGCCATATTATTAGCGGATTTACTCATTCTGTAATATAATTATAGTAAAGATATGTGTTTATATGCGTATTCTACTAATTATATTGTTATGTATTAGTAGAATAGTAGTGTAATATTCATTAGGGTGCAGGAGCAACGCTAGCCGCGTTTGGCTTATCGGTTTCTAAACTTATAACAAGTTTCTTCCCATCTTTTAATGCGGCATTTATTTGTTGTGCAATGTCAGTAGTTGGTTGCACATTTGCAACAACATTTCTTACATCAGGGATCTTCTCTTTGATTGATTCCAACGTAGGAATATTTTGTTTAATTTGATCCAGACTAGGTATCTGTTCTTTTAACTTACTAACGTCTGGAAGTTCGTTGTATATTCCCTGCATATACCCAGACGCAACATCTATATCTGCCTGTAAACTATCTTCAAACCCAACGTCTTGTTTCGTAGTATCTGGTGGAGTTTCTTCTGGTGGGTCTGCTTTGGAATAAGATTCTTGTGCACTATAACCGAAAAACACGATTGCCATAATATTGATTATCATTAATAATACTTTCAATGGAGGATTTTTAATATGTTTCATATAATCAATAATGCCATAAACGAGCATTACGATATATCCAACATTTATTATGTTTACGCTAATAAAATTTAAAAATCGGTATAACGTATTCATTATGCGGTCAATCGATGTTAATGGGTCACATATAGTATCGTCCTTGACAGGAAAACGCTTAGATTTGATATATCGTTTAATTTTTTCGATTGTTTTGGAAACACCGAAAAATCCATCTTCCCCTAATAATATCATTGAAAAGAATGAAAATACAAACAAATATAAGAAACACATTGTAGATGCAATGGGTACAGCAAACATAATAAGAAAGAATAGTTTGAATATGTTAGAAAGAACGGGTCGTATGAGTGATGCTGGAAATCCGGCTACAAGTGATACTACGCTTATAGCGGTAGATATTGGCTGGATCTCAAAGAATGACAATACATATAATAAGAATGTAGTAGCATACATAAGTGACAATATCTTGTTTGACATGTTTACATTTAGAATGTCAATAAGCATAGTGCGAATAGATACGGATGCAGTGTAAAAGAACCGAGTTAGTAATGTAAATAATATTGCAAAGAAACCAGCAACGTGTGTATAACTAACAATGAAATCCGGCCAAGTTTTGACAAAATATTCTTGTAGTTTTTCAGGAAACATCACTGGAATGTCAATCAAGAATTCAATTAATGCATAAATTTTATTTGTATAACCAGCAGCCTGCAATCTTTCACGAGAAATATCAAATAATGGAACTCGTTCTCCACCAACTCGGTATACCATTAAAAACGCCCAGTTATAAACCGAAATGGTAGCAATTACAAGTGCAATGCCCCAAACAACATATTTTTTTACAACTCGCGTGTCATTTTCAGCATCCGTTGTGTTTTTAGCTATGCCTGGAAGTGTACTTATGTGCACAATTGCCTTTGCAATTTTAGTTATTCCGAGATCAATCTGATCGAATATGTAGTTTAC